TATTTTGTATTCTCTTCCTAGAGTTATTAAACTTCAATTAGCAAAAAAAGATTTGTTTATTAGTCCTGAAGCAATGAAGAAACATGAACAATACTTACGAGAGGAAAGATAATGAATATTAAGAAGTTTAAAAGTGTGGCAGTTGCCATTGATACTTATAAATTGTTGAAGAAGTTAGCTGCCGCAGACGATCGGTCTGCAGGTATGCAAATAACGTTTCTTGTTAAACAAGAAGCAAAGAAAAGAAAGTTAGTAGCATGAAAAAAGAGAAATATAATACTATTTATTCAACGAAAGATTTTAGTATTTTTGACAGAATTGTTGGCAATAGAGTGCCTACGACAGCGAGAGCTGAGACAAATATTAATCGTATAATTAAAAGTATACAAAAAAAATATGTACCTTTACCAATCCTGGTAAATAAATATATGAAAGTTATTGATGGACTTCATAGATTAGAAGCACACCGAAGATTAGATATTCCTATTCGATACATCATTACTGATGTTGATGTTACGGTTTCTGATATTCAACGCATTAATAATATTTCAAACAATTGGAATACAGAAGATTATTTAAATTCAAACATGGATGTTGAAAGACAAAAATATCCAAACACGTATGATACTAAACCATATCACATGTATTCTTTGTTTAGAAAAAAATATAAATTTTCACATCGAAATAATATAATGATGTTGCTTGGAACGGTTGTTAATCCAACAAGAGAAATAGAACAGGACTTTAAAGAAGGACGTTTTAAAATTTTAGATTGGACTGATGCATGTGAAACAGCCGAGTATATTTGTACTTTTAAAAATTACTTAGTTGATTATAAAAACAGGAACTTCGTTACTGCATTTTTATCTATTTATAATCATTGGCGTTTTAGTAAACGTACCTGGAATAAAAAGTTAGCACAAAATTCCAGAAAAATTGTTCACTGCACAAATGCTGCTGATTATAGAGAAGTTATTCTTGAAGTATATAACTGGGGATTACAGTCAGGTTCACGTCTTAAAATTAAAGAAGCAGCATGAAAACAGAAACCATTATGCCAAGGTTTAGGTCATACCGACCAATTAAACCAGATTGGAAGTATGAAAAGAAGTGTTGTGAAGAATGCAACAAAGATTACCTTACCGATAACATGATGGTTGTTAAAAGAGGTAGTTATATTTGTACTTGGTTTTGCATTAGATGTTACAATTTATTGCAAAAATCATAGGTATTCTATGCCTATGTGGGACGATACTGGCGAGTGTGTATATTTTCATATATTATTCGCCATATCAAACTTTTATGCGTGATTGTATAAGAGGTGAGATGGGTGATTTCAGTAATGAGTACTGCACCTGGAAATACGACAAAGTAATGTTGTGTAAAAAGGAGAATGTATGTTTGATGTATGGCATCTTACAGCCATCGTAATTGTTTTTGCACTAGGATTCTTTTTTGGAAGATTATCCATGCGAGCTAAATACGAGGCAAAAGTAGAAGAGTTAGAAAATAAAAAGGAAAGTATAGAATGGGCCGCAAGACACCACTGAAAGAACGATTACTACGCGAGTATGTAAAAGTTTCAAAGACCGCGGTACGCGACCCACGGAACTGGAGAGAAGTTGCCGCCCGTATGCGATGGGAGCGCTTGAGAAAAATATTATGGAGGCGTTATGATTATATGCAATCATTGTAAAGGAAACGGATATGTTAAAGTTAGATTCGAGGCAGAACAAGCCATTGAACAGTGTAAGGTTTGTGACTCACAAGGGGAACTCAATGAAGATACCTACTACCACCAAACATGGACAGAGGGCACTGAAGATTCCCTCGCGGTGTACTACGGACCGCCCTTGGACCCCGAATCATTCAAAAACTACACGATTTCGGCAGAGTAAACCAGTTATAGAGTTTAAGGGCGAACCGCCCTTTTAAAATTTGAGGAAGGGCTTCCAGCGGCGCTACACACGCTGTGTTTAAAGCCTAAATTTAGACGAGGATGGTTCAGGTTTCCTCAAACTTGGTTTTTATTAATTTTTTGCCAAGGTATTATGACCTGTTAAATCATCAAAGTGTAAGGGGAGGAGCACAAGCCTCCCCTATATTTAGTTGCATCAAATGTGATAATATACTATATCTGTTACTATGAGCTGCTTGTGAAGCGAAATGCCTAACTATGGCAGCTCTAAAACAAAGGATACAATATGGTTGATGGTTATAGAAAAAAAGTAGGCATGGGTATCAAACCTAAAGAGATAAGTATGCCTACCCCAAAAATGATGACGAAAATGGTACAAGGAGGCACTATTAGCACTATTAGTGGTCCTGCTGGAAGTAATGCTAAAAAATTTGTTGATATTAGAGCTAGAGTTAAAAAAGCTGGCGGATATAAACGTGGAGGCATTGTAAAATAATGAATAGAGGAACACCATCAAAAATGGCAATGATGTCGCCAAAACAACGAGCTGAGTTTAAACTTAAATCTATGAAAAAAATGGGTTTAAAACCTGGTGATTTACAAAAGAAACCAGGTGGTAGACCAAAATTAACTAAGTCTCAAATGCTATTACAAGCACAGGGAAAAGATTTAAAAGGCGGTCAATTATTTACAGGTGAAAAAAAGAAAAGACCTAAAAAATTTAATTTAGGCGGTGAAGCAGCAACAAGCGTTGGAAGAGGTACAGTTGTTAAAAGTCAAAGAGAAGCACAAAGAAAAAAACTCGATGATATGATGAATAGATTGTATGAACCAAGCAATAAACCTAAGCCAAAACCTAAGCCAAAGAAACCTTTGAAAAAAGTATTAGGTGATAAAATTAAACCAAGATTAAAGAAGAAACCTTTGAAAAAGAGATTAAAAGGCAATTAGGAGAGTATTATGAAAAAAGAAAAAGCTCTTGCAAACATGTTATACAACAGAGCAGATAAATTATCTGGAACAGCTAGACAAAAAGCTATTAGAAAAGCTGATGATTTTTTAAGATTTATAGATGTACAGAGCAAAAGACCTGTAAGACCAAGAAGTAAAGTTAAAAAATGAGCGATCAAGAGATTAGGAGAGTATTATGCCAATAAGACCACCAAAAAAGAGAAGTAAATTTGTTTTTTTTAACAATAAAACTGGAAAATTTAGAATGGGAGAAACTGCTAAAGAGGGTGAAAAAAAATATGTATTAGACGGCTCTCCAGTTAAAGCAAAAAATAAACGCGATCTTATGAATCAGAGATTTGATAATGCCTTTGCGGGTACTAAATTTAAAAAACAGTCTAAAGGACCTGATATACACCCTGATAAAGTTATGAAGAAAAAAAGAGGCGGTAAAGTAGATGCTACCAACTTAAATATTAAGAAAAAATACGGAAAAGCAATTAAAGAACGACTTCAAAGTAAAAATAGCAGAGCAAAAAGCAGATGAGCGATCAAGAGATACTCAAGCAACGCGATTTACTGGACACGCTCCTCGCATCACGGACAACGGACCAATATGAAAGAATTGAGAACATGAAAGTCATGGATTCGATATATTTTAAAGAAAAACTACCCGAGAATGTGGTATTATTCCCATTACAAAGGATAAAAAGGTATGTACACACAACTACCAGAAAGCCCCGTAAGAAAGGTTTATAAATGTCGTCATTGTGGCGATGTTAACGTAAAATTTTACGATCCAAAACACGATAGAGCATATACTGCTGAAGAATGGGAAGTTATTATGACTGACGGACGCCAGGCATTGGAAAAAGCATTAAGAGTTGTTAGTGAAGATCCAAAGATGTTTGCATAAATGTCGTTCTCTATAGATGTTTCTATGAGAAATTTATTTTAAAATATTTTTTTAGTAAAATACAAGTTACAAGGTAACAAGGTTACAAGTAGCAGAATACTTACCTTTTTTTGTAACTTCTTGTAACTTACAACTATTTACAAGTTACAAACTATCTATATTTTACGAAAAAAACTCGCATTTCTCGGAAATATTTAGTAATATAATAATTATTTGAGAAAAACATCTATTGAAAAGGTGCATTATGGAAGAAGAAAACAAGGACGTATACATACCACAACCTTTGTCAGAAGCGTTGTATCACCCTAAAATAACACAAAAACAAAGAAAGTTTATTCTTTTGCTGGTTCATTCAGAAGGTTTGAAATCTGCATCACAATGCGCAGCTGAGGCTGGATATAGTAAAAAGAGTGCTACTGAGCTGGCATCTCGTCTTCAGAACCCTGAGCTGTATCCTATGGTTGCAAAAGCTATTGATTCTGAGGTGAGAGCTAACGTTGAAAGGTATCGGTGCACTCAGGAAAGATCGTTGTCTACATTAGCAAGAATCAGAGACCAGGCGTCTGCTTCAGGTAATTGGAACGCTGCCGTAGCTGCGGAGACCAGGCGTGGACAGATTGCTGGGTTGTATGTTGATAAGAAAGAAATACTTACAGGTACAATCGACTCGATGTCAAGAGATGAGGTAGAGAAGAAACTGCAAGACTTGAAAGAACAGTACAGTATTGAAACTACGTTTGAAGAAGTTAAAGAATTAGAAAATAAATCTTGACTATAGAATACAATGGGATTAGATAGGTTTTAGAGCTAGTGAACTGGTAGGTTAGTCGTTGACTGAGTAACTGAAACATGCTTATGACTAGCTCTTAAAAAAGGAGAAAGTATGTTAGCTTTAATTAGACCAGACTTGTATGAGTATCATGCATTACCTATGACGGACGATTTGTTCTGGCGTAGAGTAGAAAACTTGAGGCGTGCAGCTTTGACTGCTGAGAGCTTTGAGTTTAGGTTGTTGTATTATAATCAAATGATGGAACTGATGAAGAGGTGTCCGTGATCGGTTATTTGTTTTTGATTATTCTTTTGCTGTTGTTCTTTAATTTAAAACTAACGTTAATAGTTGGTTTTGTTGTTTACATGATGTACTTTTAATGAAGACAGAATCAAAATTATGGCACTCCATTAAAAAGAATTTACCAGATGTTTTTTGGACTCGCATAGAGAGTTGGGCGTTGCCTGGTGTGCCAGACTGCTATGGTTGTAAAGATGGTGTAATGTTCTGGTTGGAACTTAAAACGTCAACAAAAGTTAATAAAGCGAAATTAAGCCCCTTTCAAAAATCGTGGCATTTTAGCCATGCTAGGCAAGGCGGGAGAAGTTTTATTATGCATCAGACCCTCGAAGAGAGCTTGATGTGTATATTTTCTTCGTCCTCCATCGTCTCCATCGGTGCATTGTCCCCCAAACACGCAGATAAAACATGGGACCTGCCAGCGTCCCCCGCAGCGTGGATGCAGATGCAGGATTACATTCTCCATTCTCCATTGCTGAAGCCAAACCAAGAGGCATAACTATATACCAGGAGCTGAGTCTTCTGCAGCGGGAACCTGAGATGGTAGCCGTCTGCATTCTACATTGGCTACTACCCTAGCATATTTATCATAGTACCAGGACTGGCGCATGCAGCGAGAACCAGGATGCAGCTGGTCGTACGCATTTCCATTGCCCATCGGCAGAAACCCTGTCACCATAGTTATCTTCAGGTGCTGCACCTGCAGCGAGAACCAGGATGCAGAGCTGGTAGCCGTCTGCATCTCCATCTGCATTACCAGAGGCCAACCAGCGTAAGGTATATACAGAAGCATGCTGGTCCCGCAGGTACGTCAGGAAGATCGTGTAGATAAATTATTTCATTTAGGTGTTGACTATCTAAAAAGATGGGACTATATACATACCTGTGGCTACCGAATCCGTTTGGAAGTTTCATGAACGGCCACACGAGTCAGGAGCTGAGGAGAACCTTGAAAACATAGGCTTCCATAAGCAGATCCGTCTGCCAGAAGCCCTGACTCATCAACAGGGGTTGGTGATAACGTGTCCTAGTTGGATAGACATTAACCCCATTAGAAAGGAATAACATGACAGAGACTGTAACAGTATTAAAGAAGGAGCCCACCTGCGCTGAGCTGGTAGCGCAGCAGTGGGAAGATAGACAGGAAGACCTGAAGAACCCTGAGTATGAGGCGTTAGCATTTGACTACGTAGAGCCACATACGTGGGACAACCAACCCGAAGGGTATTGGCGTTGGCAGTTTAGCTGGGGCGGGCCGAGCGATGAGCTGCGCGGATTCGTGAACGAGCACGGCGAGCTCCACCGCGTGGAGTACTGGTATATGGACTGGTTTGATGGTGCTATGTTGGACGTCACCAACTATGACGGACACGATGCGTTTGAAGCTCTCATTGGTGGGAGACATCACGGATGATCTTGTTTATTGCTCTACTATTTACCGCCCATCACCCAGCAGCAGGAGCTGCAGTTCTAATACTGTGGCTCTTGTTCCGCAGCACGTTTGGCTGATGCCGCAGCTGCATCTCCATTCTCCATCTCCATCTGTTAGCTTCAGGTACAGGTATAGTATACAGAAGCTACCTGCAGCACGGGCGTGGCACGGAAGTTCCTGTGGAAAAAAAAATAAAAAAAGATTTGACAAGTAGAATAACATGGGATATAAAGGGAGTATTAACTAGAAAGACGAAAGGATAATAAAATGTCAAAAGCTGTTAATATAATAGAAGTACTAGAGAAGGCACAACAAAGCCCCGCTAGTGTAAGTAAAAGAAATAAACAAGCTATCGTTGACGCGTATGGTCGAGCGTTAACAATGCAGAAAGTTCTAGCAGACTTTATTAAAGTCAACAGACCACTGATGATAGACTTGTCTATGAGCGAAAATGCAAACCTATTGCATGGGAAGGATTACTCGCTTCATGTCACACAAAAACTTGGTGCGAAGATCGACTCGCAGTTGGTCAAGGAGAAACTTGGCGAGATTGCGTATCATCAATGCAAAGTGCCAACGCAGTATAAACAGATACAGGCTGTGCCTTTATCCAAAACAACAGTATCAAGAAACAAAAAAGCTACGATAGATGAAGTAGCAGACTTTAGAATTTCTGCTTAGTTCCAATTACGCCTAATCAGATTGAACAGGGGCGACCTACTCGCCCCTTTTTTTACGTCTACATTTTTCATCTCCATTCTCCATCTCCATTACCAAGTACAAGTATATATAGATATATACACAAGCACCATGCGTTGCACGGCACACGGCTTTGGTCGGTCGTAGTCAAGTCAAAAGTTATCCACAAGAAAGAAATAAAGTTGTTGAGTATAAAATAAAATGGGAGTAAAAAGATAGGTAGAAAGGAGAAATCAAAATGCCGAATAATGATGACTACTTATCAAGACAATTATCAGCAGTAAACAATGCGTTTGGTGTTCAAGCAGTTGATAATAATAATCAAGTTCAAGCTAATCACATAGACGGACTAGATTATAAGGCTTTATATAAAGTCTTAGAGAGTGAAGTTGAAACTATTATCCTAGATCCTAACGCACCTCAGTACGTTAATGAATGGGGTAATAGAGTTAAACAAAAACTTTTTGAGATAGTTCAACGACAAGCAAACCGATAACCTAATTCCAATTGGATCGGCGAGGGGGCATATGCCCCCTTTTTTTATGCCATCTCACCAGCAACCAGGAGTTCCTAGCAGCCAGGCAGCAGGTACTCACCTGAATACAGTCTTCCACAACATCTAGGTACTTAGATTGCCTCAATAACTAGATCTAGTGTTTCGATCGCCCCCACCACACCCAATTTGCCCCGTTGCGTGTCAAACTAAACTAAAGGCTAAGTTTTACACAAACAGAAAGTATGATATAACTTTTTTTTATGAATTCAGAAAAAATCCCAACGGAATTATTAAAATACGAATTAAGGAAAATGCAACTAAAAGTGTCAGAGGAGTCCCGTTCCTCCTTCTTAACTTTTGTAAGAAAAGTTTGGCCAGAGTTTGTTGCAGGTTCACATCATAAAATTATTGCAAAAAAATTTGAAGACATTTCACGTGGAAAGATAAAACGATTAATTGTTAATATGCCACCAAGACATACAAAATCTGAGTTCGCTTCTAATTTATTTCCTGCGTGGATGTTAGGACAAAAACCTAAATTAAAAATTATACAAACTACACATACAGCAGAATTATCTTATAATTTTGGTAGAAAGGTTAGAAACTTATTTGATCAACAAGAATTCAAAGATGTTTTTCCAAACAGTGCTTTATCGCAAGATTCTAAAGCATCTGGTAGATTTAACACCAAAGTAGGTGGAGAATACTTTGCAGCAGGGGTCGGTGGTGCGATAACAGGGCGTGGTGCTGATTTATTAATTATTGATGATCCACACTCCGAGCAAGATGCTCTCTCACAAACAGCCATGGACAATGCTTATGAATGGTACACGTCAGGACCTAGACAGCGTCTACAACCTGGTGGTGCTATTGTTATAGTTATGACGCGTTGGTCGACAAAGGATCTTACAGGAAAGTTATTAAATGCACAAAGTAATGAAAATGCCGATCAATGGGAGGTTGTTGAGTTTCCAGCCGTTTTGAACGATAAACCACTATGGCCTGAGTTTTGGAATATAAGTGAATTAAATGGTGTAAAAGCCTCTTTGTCAGAACAAAAATGGCAGGCACAATGGCAACAAAAACCTACCTCAGAAGAAGGATCTATTATAAAACGTGAGTGGTGGAAAATGTGGCCAAAAGAAGACATACCACCTTTGATGCATATCATACAAAGTTATGATACGGCGTTCAGTAAAAGAGAGACGGCGGACTTTAGTGCAATAACAACGTGGGGTGTATTTAAACCCGTGGAACACGGACCACCGCACATTATACTTTTAAAATCTAGAAAAGGCCGATGGGATTTTCCCGAGCTCAAAGAAGTTGCTTTGGATGAATATAAATACTGGGAACCCGAAACAATCTTGATCGAAGCGAAAGCAACTGGTATGCCCTTAACACAGGAGCTACGTCAATTGGGAATTCCCGTAGTAACTTATACGCCTAGTAAGGGCAATGATAAGCATGTACGTGTCAACTCCGTAGCTCCCCTTTTTGAAGCGGGTCAAGTATGGGCTCCTGATGAACGCTGGGCAGAAGAAGTTATTGAAGAATGTGCCGCTTTCCCTTATGGTGAGCATGACGATTTAGTCGATTCAACAACACAAGCGTTGTTGCGATTTAGGCAGGGTAACTTTATCCAACTAGAGTCTGATTATGTGGATGAACCACGATACATTGAACCGAGAGAATACTATTAATGGTAGATATTAACGACATATTAGAGGACGAAGATTCTGGTTTTATACAACTACCAATGCCTGGTGCTAAAACCGATCCTGAAACAGGTGTAACAGATTTTAATCTTGGTGTAGCTCCTCCTCTAACAGAACAACAAAAAAAAGATGCCTTTGACTCCAGCGCCTACCATAAAGGTGAAGATTTTGTAATTAGTAAGATAGTTGATGGTTTTGCAAATATGTATAACCGATTAGCTCCATCTGAAGAATCATTAGCTGAGTTAAGAGAAGTTCAAGAAACCAATCAAGCAATAGCA